CCTTTGTTTAGATAATGATGAGTCTGGAGTAGGTCAAAAGTGTGCGAATGAGGTAGCTACTGCGGTTAGCAATAGCATTGTTAGACTACCATCCATCATAGGCGATTTTAACGACTTACATCTGCAACAAGGCATAGACCAAGTTGAGTTAGAGTTATTAGAATCAAAGTTTAATATTAGGCAGTACGCTATTCGTAATTTGGTTGAAGCACCAAAGCCAATAGAATGGTTAGTGGATAGTTTTATACCATTAGCAAAGCCTGGCATTATCGCCGCCGTTGGTGGTGTTGGTAAGTCTTTGTCCATGATTCAGTTAGCTCTTGGTGTTGCAACAGGTGGTAATTGGTGGGGTAAACCCATTATGCAAAGAGGTAGTAGCGTTATTTTTGCCGCAGAGGATGATTTAAACGAAGTACATAGAAGGATTGAGAGCTTAGATCCCAAAGGCGAGAGGTTTAAATCGCAATACGATGTTTATGTATTCCCAATACCAGAACAAAAAGAACCAATGATTTTGTTGCGAGAAGAAGGTGTTACCTCACAAGCACAAGAGTTAGTAGAAGAATTAAAAACCATATCAAATTTAAAGTTTGTTTGTTTTGATCCATTACAAGCATTTACGACTGGCAATATTAGTTCAAGTAATGAAGTAGGCCAGTTATGGGGTAGTTATTGTGCAAATATATCAGCTAGATTGGGCGTTACAACGCTTACAGTACATCATTTAAGTAAATCTGCCCTAACAAACGATTCTGATGATGCCTTATCGCATCGTGCTGAGATAAGGGGAGCATCAAGCATAACTGACAGCGTAAGATTTGCGATAGCAATGTGGTTAGCGGATAAGGACACTTGTGAAAAGATTTGTATGGAACAAGGTATTGAAGTTGACCGCATGGCGGTTGTTAAAGCATCATTGGTTAAGTCTAATTCTGGAAATGTAGACTATGGCACGAAAACATTGGTTAGGCGTGGAGCAGTATTAGAAATATTAGAAAAGAATAAATCATTTGACTGGGATTGAGTAAACCATGAGTAAGGGATCAGACCAAAGAAAACGACAAGTACCAAAGAAGGTATTTGATGATAATTGGGATAGGATATTTAAGAAAAAGAAGAAAAAGAAACCAAAGTAATCGTACACCCGTATATACGATTATCGGACACCCGTATATACGATAATCGTATATATGCCCTTACATATATCCTAAACTAAACTAATAGAGAGATTGCCCTGGAGGGCAACTCTCAGGGAAAGAATAAAGGAGTAAAAATTTTTGCATACTAAGGTTGAAAGAGTAAGAAAGCATTACTATATTTTTACAAAAAAATGGAGGAAGTATGAAACAGTTAAGAGATAGGATGATCGGAGTAAGAGACTTAGCATATAGTAATAGAAGGAAGAGAGGGTTTATATCTTTTTGTCAGTCTACTCCAATACATTTTTTTATTGTGTTGGAGGTTGGTATTGCACAGCTAGGCGGAAAGAAACTAAATTTTGAGAAGTTAGTTCAGTTGTTACCTGGTAACTTAGGCAGTAGGTCAACGATAGGATATGTATTAGAAGATTTTGTTAGACTTGGTTATATGAGCAAGAGTGTCGGAGAGGATAAGCGAAAGAGGGTTTTTGCGGTTAGCAAAACGGGGATGCAGTCATTAGATGATTATTTTGAGAAAAGGCAGGTTAGTCTAAAGGAGGTTGCTTAGTTGAAAGAACATAAATGGTGGTTGGTTGTTGATGGTATTGAAGATGCGGAGAAGTCTGGGTTAATCAATTACGGGTTAGCGGGTAAATATAAAAATTATGCTAATTTAAAGAGGGTGGTTTGGAAGTGGTATAAGAAGCATTTAAGCAGGAAAGATATAAAGACAAGGGAGAAGCTCATCTTGTATGCGTTGTGTGAAAGGTATTCCGCACAAGACTTTAGTTCGCATGATGCGGTTACTTACCTGGCATTGATGATAGGGATGCATAGACATACAGTTAGTAAGGGTATTCAGAAGTTAATGGATCTTAATATTCTATGGTGTGCTATAGATGGGGAAAGGAAGGTGTTGCGAAGTTTAAAGGCAGGTGTTCAGCACAAGCATTTCTTATTGGTTGGCTTGGGTGTGATGTTAGAGGAAGAAAGCCGAAAAGAATAATTGCTATACAGCAATTAAGGAGTTACTTCCCGACTTTCATTGTTCTGTAAAAAAAGCAAATGCCATTAAAAAGAATAAGGCTATGGCTGATAATAAATCAATGTTCATTGTGTGAGCCTATCTTTTGCGTATGTAGGCCTTATCAGTTTCTTGGCTACTCTTTTAACCTCGTTGGTTTCTTCATCTAGGAACGCAACTTTTGGTAGTTTTACATCCTTGTAATTCTTTTGGACATAGCCAAAGATCGTAGTTCCTTGTATTTGTACTCTAATCATTAGATTTTAGCCCTAAATATATAAAACAAACCATTTAACGCCTTGTCTGATAGGTGGCGTAAGTGTGGCGGTATTTTGTTGCGGTCAATCTTGTTCATCAGTCTTTCCCCTCTAATATAACCTCAAAACCTTGCTTACGCATCTTGTCGGCTTGTTGGTTGGCTAGTTTAAGATCTTTGGTACTGCATCTAATAAACCAGTTATTAGATACGTTTACTTTTACTGTGTAGTTCATTATGAACTGTCCTCATTTATATCTAATTTGGCTTGTTCAAGTTCTTTTTGAAGTTCATCAATTTCTTCTTGTGAACAATAGCTACCAAACTTTTTGTTCATATTTAATCGCATAGCAATCATATTTTCTAGTTGTATAATTCTTGATTGTTCCATGTTAATTACTCCTTTTTTGTTTAACATATACTATATGATACCGAATAATACTTATATATCAAGTATTTAGGGCAAATATATTAAAGTTTTTTAACAAATACTGTAATATAAAGGTTTATAAAGGATAAAAAATATCAATTATGGAACAAAAAACAGCAATAAAAGAACAGAAACAGCCAAAAAAACCAGGTAGAAAGCCAATTAAAATAGATTTAGAGCAAGTAGAAAACCTTGCCAGTCGTGGACTTGGTAACTCTCAAATTGCCCGTGCCTTAGGCGTTTCTTGGAATACTATTGATCGTAACCGTAAGCGTTCTGAAGATTTTGAAGAGTCCATTAAAAAGGGCAGGGCTCGTGGCTTGGCTCAAGTTACTAACGCTTTGTTTGAATCGGCCACCGAAAAGAACTCTGTTGTTGCCCAAATCTTCTATTTAAAGAATCAAGATCCTAAAATATGGAAAGACCGAGTAGAAAATGTCCATGCAACAATAGACCTAAATCAAGTATTGACTGGCGCAAAAGACAGACTCGGCGACTCATTGGCGACAAAAGAAAATCCACGCATTATAAACGCTGTTAAATCAACACATAAAGAGAAGAACAAACTGGTAGCCAATCAGGTTAGCAAAAAAAACAAGACTAAATAGGGCGGATAGTTTGCTATCAGTAAGAGTTTGCCCGTGACTTGATATTCATGCTCCGAATAAAAACAGACATCCCAACTCTTACATTTTGATAGTTAGTACTCACTATCATTTTAGACCCCCAGTCAATGTTTTTCGGCGGGGTATTGTATATGTAACTGTAGAACTAAAATTTTTTAATTTTTTTTGATACAATATTAAGAGGTAACAACAAAGAGAGGTAATAACATAGACATTCAACTACCAGACAAAAAATACAACATTATATATGCTGATCCACCTTGGCATTATGGTAGTAAATCAGCTGTTAATAATACGACTGGCAACGATATAAAACCATTAAGCGATCATTACAACACAATGAGCCTTGCAGAGCTAAAAAAATTACCTATAAACAATATGACAAAAGAAGATTCTGTATGTTTTATGTGGGTTACTGATTCACACTTAGATGAAGCATTAGAAATATTTAAAGCATGGGGTTTTAAATATAAAACCATAGCTTTTAATTGGGTTAAAACAACATCAAAAGGTAACTATTGTAAAAATGTTGCACCTTGGACAATGAAAAGTAGTGAAATATGTTTACTTGGAATAAAAGGAAAAATGACTAAATATAAACAAGCTAATAACATAGAATCTTTGGTGATAGCAGAACGCACCAAGCACAGCAAAAAACCACAAGAGGTAAGAAACCGAATTGAATTATTATTTGGTGATCTTCCAAAAATAGAACTGTTTGCCAGAGAAAAAGCAGAGGGTTGGGATGTTTGGGGTAATGAAGTATGAAATACGGAGCAGAAGCAGAAAAAGAACTAATGACCGAAATATGGTCGCCACAGGTTGCGGATGATCCCTACAACTTTGTCAAATTTATCTTCCCCTGGGGAGAAAAAGACACCCCCCTCGAAGAATTTACTGGCCCTCGTAAGTGGCAGGAAAAAATTTTAAAAGATTTAACAACTCACATACAAAGAAACCAAGGCGTGGTAACGCCAGAGATGTTTAGACTTGCTGTAGCAAGTGGTCGTGGCATAGGAAAGTCCGCCTTAGTTGCCTGGTTAATACTTTGGATGCTATCAACCAGACTTGGTTCTACAATTATCGTAACCGCTAACACCGAACAACAGCTTAGATCAAGAACATGGGCGGAATTAGGTAAGTGGCTAACGCTATCCATAAACAATCATTGGTTTACTAAAACTGCAACCACCATAAAGCCAGATGCTTGGTTTGAAGAAGCACTAAAACGCGACCTAAAAATCGATACTGGTTACTATTACGCCCAAGCACAATTATGGAGTGAGGAAAACCCAGATGCGTTTGCAGGAATCCACTCATCTTACGGAGTATGTTTGATAATGGATGAAGCATCGGGTATTCCTGCTCCTATCTACAGCGTATCGGAAGGTTTCTTCTCAGAACCTACCGAAAACCGTTTTTGGTTTACCTTTTCTAACCCAAGAAGAAATACTGGGCCGTTTTACGAGAGCTTTACCTCTAAGCGTAAGTTCTGGAATCTAAAACAAATTGACTCTAGGACTGTTGAGGGAACAGATCAAAAGCTGTTTCAGACCATGCTAGAACAATATGGTGAAGATTCAACCGTTGCAAGAGTAGAAGTATTGGGAGAGTTTCCAAACGCTGATGATGATTCAGTAGTACCAATAGAATTAGCAAGAGCTGCTATAGATAGAGATGTATCGCTAACCGCCAAAGCACCTATTGTGTGGGGTTTGGATGTTGCTCGTTTTGGTGGCGACAACTCTGCGCTTTGTGTTAGACAAGGTAATACTGTCTTTGAAATTAAGACTTTTAAATCAATGGATTTAATGCAATTATGCGGTGCAGTTAAAAATTTATACGATGATTGCACGGCATTAGAACAACCAAGCGAAATATTAATTGATGTCATTGGTCTTGGTAGTGGTGTGGTAGACAGGCTGTTAGAACAAAATTTACCCGTTAGAGGTATTAATGTAGCAGAAGCACCAGCTACTAGAAAAAACTATTTAAACCTACGCGCTGAGCTTTGGTTTGCTATAAAAGATTGGCTTACGCAGCGTGATTGCAGACTGCCAAACGATGATGAACTTGTGTCGGAGCTAGCCGCACCAAGTTACAAGTACACCTCAACAGGAAAAATAAAAATAGAATCAAAAGATGAAATGAAAAAAAGAGGCATAAAATCGCCCGACAAAGCAGATGCATTAGCATTAACCATGGCAAGTGCAGCTGCAAGTTTTAGTGGTGGCGAGAACTTTTTAGGGTATAATTTCAAGAAACCCTTGACATCAAGAATAATACGAGTGGGATAACTTTATGGAACAAGACAAAAATAAAAAGATGGATCAAACCGAAGATGCAAACATAGAAGAATTGCAGGGCGTGTTAAAGTCTGAGATGGATGATGCCAAAGACTTTATTGACCAGATAGATGAAGAAAGAGCAGATGCTACAGATTATTACCTTGGTAACTCTCCTTCTGGACAAAGCTCTATGCAATCAGAGTTTGTATCGACAGATGTTAGAGATAGCGTATTGTTTATGCTACCTAGCATCATGCGTACCTTTTTTGGTACTAGCAAGGTGGTTGAGTTTATACCCAACGGCCCTGAAGATATTGAAGTTGCTAAACAACAAACTAATTATATTAACTACATCATTCAACAAAAGAACCCTGGTTTTAAAGTTATGTACGATGTGTTCAAAGATGCGTTGGTCAGAAAGGCTGGTTATGTAAAAGCCTACTGGGATGACACTATTAGCTCATCCACCCACGAATACAGCAACATATCGCCAGAGGCATATCAAGCATTAATGTTAGATCCTGATGTAGAAATGGTAGAAGAAAAAGTTGAGATGCAAAGCATGACAGTTATGGATCAGATGACTGGCGAGGAGATAGTACAAGAAACTCCTGCTAGTTATGATGTAACTATTCGCAGAGTAAAGGCTAAAGACCAAGTGTGCATAGAAGCTGTACCAACAGAAGAAATATTAATATCCAGACACGCAAGAGATTTACACTCATCACCCTATGTTGCACACCGTATGGTTAAAACAATTAGCGACTTAGTTGCTATGGGTTATGACAAAGAAGAAATGCAAATGTTCGCTGGTTCTGGAAGTGCAGTTGATGAAGATTCCTACGAACTAGAACAAGCAAGAAACCCCTACGCAGATTTTACTGGTGTTGATCGAGCTGACAACAACAGCAAAAATGTTCTTTATGTAGAACATTATGTTTTTTATGATTTAGATGGCGATGGCATAGATGAAAGGATAAGGGTATGCACCGTTGGGAATGGGTTAAACATTGTTAACACAATTCCCTGGGATGATTTACCTATTACACTCTTCTGTCCCGATCCAGAACCGCATACCTCCATCGGTTCATGTCCAGCGGACTACCTAATGCCTATTCAAGCAGCTAAATCTCAGATAATGAGAGATACGCTTGATAGTTTAGGCCACGCCATCTTCCCCCGAATGGGAATAGTTGAAGGGCAAGTAAACATTGATGATGTTCTTAACACCGATATTGGTCAACCAATTAGGATGCGTGCGCCTGGAATGGTGCAACCCTTTACCGTACCCTTCGTTGGTAAAGAGGCTTTCCCTGTCTTGTCTTATTTAGATGAGGCAAAAGAAAACAGAACGGGTGTTTCTAAGGCTAGTGCTGGATTAAACGCAGATGCGTTGCAAAGCTCTACAGCTTCCGCAGTATCAGCAACCATGTCTGGCGCACAGGGTAGAGTAGAACTTATTTGCCGACACTTTGCAGATGGCATGAAAGATTTATTTAAACTGGTTAATTCTTTGGTTATCAAACACCAAGAGAGCCAAGATGTAATGCGATTAAACAATGAGTTTATACCTGTTGATCCTAGATACTGGGATTCAGATAAAGATATGGTTATAAATGTTGCTATATCTAAATCATCGGATGAAGAAAAGTTCCAAGTCCTTACCTCGCTTGCACAAAAACAAGAACAAATCATGCAAACTCTAGGGCCACAAAATCCTTTGGTTGATTTACAGCAATACGCCAACACTTTAACTAAAATGATTGAGATGGCTGGCTTTAAAGATGCGAAAACATTTATCAATACCGATATACCACCTATGCCACCACAACCGCCAGAGGAACAGAAACCTGATCCTGCTGAAATGTTGGCACAAGCTGAAGCAATGAAAGCTCAAAACTTAGGACAAAAAGCAATTATAGATGCCGAAACTGACAGAATGAAGATTATCATGGAAGATGACAGAAACCGTGATGAGGCTGCGGCAAACATGAAAATTAAAATTGCTGAACTACAAGCTAAGTTTGGCGCACAGGTTAATGTTGCTGAAATAAATGCTATTATGGAAAGAGACAGAGAGGCAATAAGACAAGTTGCTAAGTCTCAATCACAAGGAATGTTTACTAATGGAAACGGTCAACCAAATCAATAAAATTTACGAATTACAATTTTTGAAAGAAGGTTTGATCTATATTGGTTCTGACATAAAGGCAAGAAACTTAGAAGAAGCTAAACAAGTTGCCATGGTGTTTTTACAAATACCAGATGATTCAGAACTAATATCATCAAAGGAAACACATATACATTAGAGGGTTGCAATGATTACATACAGAGGCGAAAGGTTTAGCGGTTATAACAAACCAAAACGTACACCAGGTAAATCTAAGAAGTTTGCCGTAGTAGCCAAAGTAAAAGATAAAACCAAACTTATACGTTTTGGTGATCCTAAAATGACAATCAAAAAAGACCAACCCGCAAGAAGAAAAAGTTTTCGTGCTAGGCATAAGTGCGACAGCAATCCGCCTAGTAAACTAACCGCAAGATATTGGTCTTGCAAAAAATGGTAAGGAGATACTATGCCTGGAAAAAAGAAAGGTCTTTATGCGAACATACACGCTAAAAGAAAAAGAATTAAAGCTGGCTCAAAAGAACGAATGAGAAAACCTGGTTCAAAAGGCGCACCAACAGCAAAAGCGTTTAAAAAAGCTGCTAAGACAGCAAAGAAAAGGAGATAACTATGCCAAGAGGAAAAGGAACTTACGGATCTAAAAAAGGCAGACCGCCAAAGAAGAAAAAAACTAAATCTAAAAAAATGAAGTATTAATTATGAAAGGCGTTAAACATTATAAAAGAGATGGTACTTTGCACAAAGGCAGTATGCACAAAATGCCTAATGGCACTATACATACAAACAAGTCTCACACTAAAACAAGTAAAAAATTATTTCATTTTGGAGAACTAAGCAAGACAGCTAAGAAGAAAGCTAGAACGCAAAAATAAAAGTCTGTGCTATAATTTTATTTTATAGTTTTAAACTAAGGATTAATAATATGAGTTTTTTAAGCAAATTATGGGACAAAGTTACTAAAACTGAAAAGGTTAAAGTAAGAGCTAGAAATAAAAAAGGACATTATGTTGCTGATGACAAATCAACACCAGAAGTCAACGAAGCCTACACAACCAAAAGAGTTAAAAAAAGTAAAGTAAACATAAACAAAATAGACTAATGGCTGACTCACCAGATGCCTTTGTTTACAATGCTACACTTGATAGGATTGTAGATGGAGATACATTTGATTGTATTTTAGACCTTGGTTTTGATGTCAAACTACACAAACAAAGAGTCAGGTTACACGGCATAGACACACCAGAATCAAGAACCCGTGATTTAGCAGAAAAGAAACTAGGTCTTGCTGCAAAAGATAGACTTAAAGAACTTTGCCACGGTAACTTTAAAGTTAAATCACTAGGCAAAGGCAAATATGGCCGTATTCTCGGCATACCTTACACAGAAGATGGTCAAGACATCTGTCAAATTTTAATCAATGAAGGCCATGCGGTCGAATACCATGGCGGAAAGAAAAGCAAGGTTTGGGGAGACTACTAAAACCTTGTGGAATCAGCAGTAACTTTAATAAACGAAGTCGGTTTTCCGATAGCAGCAGCTATAGGTCTTGGTTTATTTATCTGGAAACTAATCAACAAAATTATTGATGGTATGGAAACCAAAGTAGATGTACTTGATGAAAAAGTCAGCGCACAAATATCAGAAATAGAACAACGACTAGGTCAAAAACTAGACTCACAACACGGTATTTTAGTTGCTCTTATAGATAGAGTTAGATCTGTAGACAACGAGATAATTAGACAAGATACTCTGCTAAAGACTATACTTGGTGTACCACAACTTATGCACACCGACAGGTTAGCAAAGGCGGACAGAGATGACCAAAGGAAAGATTAGCAAAAAACAAATGCAGGAAGAAGCTGCAAAAACCAGAATATTAATTTGGATTATGTTCATGGGTTTAATTATGTTTTTAGGCGTTATTGCTATAAATGTAAAAGCAGATCAAATAGTACACAAGTTTAAATCGCCAAGTTTTAATGGCGTAAGTACTAGCTCACACTATCTAACTATAGAAAACCAAGAGTTTAGTCGTAAGCTAACGATTAAAGAAGAAATCAAAGCCTTACAAGATGAAATAGAAAGAGAAAAAGAAAACTCTACACTTGCAAGGTTCATGCGTAACCTAGAATCAAGAGTCTATGCAGAACTATCCAGGCAACTGGTTAATAATCTGTTTGGAGAAACACCGCAAAGTTCAGGTACAATAACCCTAGAAGGCAACACCATAGAATACACTAGCGATGGTGTAACATTAACTCTTAAAATAACAGAAGCAGATGGCACAGTTACAGAAATTACAATACCTATTGGTACTTTTACTTTCTAGCTGTTCTATATTTGACCAGTACGAAGATACTTACGCACAAAGATTTTCAAGCAAAGACATAGTATCAATACAAGACCTACAATCAGTAGAACTTAAAAATGTACCCATACCACAAGCTAGTCCTGTGGTTGCTGTATATCCAACCGCTTTTACAGACCAAACTGGTCAAAGAAAAAGTAATAGTGAGTTTGCTTTATTTAGTACAGCCATAACCCAACAGCCAAACGCACTACTTATACGAGCCTTAAAACACGCTGGTAACGGAAAGTTTTTTAGGGTGGTTGAACGAGTCGGATTAGATAACCTTACCAAAGAACGACAACTAATAAGATCTGCAAGAGAGCAAACCGCAACTGAAGAAGAGAAAAAGAAAGCACTAAGACCTTTGTTGTTTGCTGGCATTTTAATAGAAGGAGCTGTTATATCTTACGAAGCTAACTTAGAATCTGGCGGTATTGGAGCTAGATACCTAGGCATAGGTAACAGCGTACAATACAGAGAAGATAATATAACCGTAAGTCTACGTATGGTTTCTGTAGCTACGGGCGAGGTGTTATTAGAAGTGCTGAGTCAAAAGACCATATTTAGCTATGGTAAATCAGAGGATGTATTTAGGTTTATTGAGGCTAATACCGAGCTAGTGGAAATAGAACTAGGAAACGCAAGAAACGAATCATCAACTATAGCACTAATGAAAGCGATTGAGGGCGGTGTGTTAGAAATAGTTAAGTCTGGTTATGAACGAGGTTTCTGGGTTTTACAAAACAATAATGAGGGAGTAAAATTAGATAATGAAGAAATTAATAAGCCTGATTGTGATGCTGACTGCATTGACAACATACGCGGCTGATAACGAAATATACGTAGATCAATCTGGTACGGGTGCAAACATAGACCTAGAACAGCTTGGTATATCTAATATTATTGGTGGTCTAAACTCTACAGCAGGTAGTGTAAACGCATTTGATTTAGATGGTAATACTATGACACTTGACATCAATATGATTGGTGCAACTAACAAGTTTCTTGGTGATATATTTGCTGACACATTTACAGGTTTCTACGAGTTTGATGGCGGAACTAACTCATTTACTATTCAAGTAGATCCTACAGATACCTATAGTGCTGATGGTTCAAACCAAAATGTTGATGTCACAGGTAGTGGTAATACATTTACATTAAATCAAGGCACAACAGCATTGGCTGCATCACTTGACTTAGATTGGATTATTAATGGTTCAAATAACACAGTTACATCAAATATAAATATTGATGGTGCTACTAACTACATGGATATAGATGGTTCTGATAATACAGTAACTTATACAGGTACAGGTGTTAATGCCTCAGCAGGTGGATATTTTTGGTTAGACCATACTGGTGGTTCAAGAACTTTTAATATTTCACAACTAAGTACACAAGATAATGACTGGCTCAAAATCATATCCGTTTCTGGTACTGCTGCTTCTACTGTTTGCGTTATCCAAAACGACCAAGGTACAAGCACAAGCTGCTAATATTGGCGACATATCTGAGCTAAACGGTTCGGCTCAAATAGTCAGAGACAAAACCTACAATGCTGATCTTGATTTTGCTATACAAAGCAATGATGAGGCGATAACCAAAGATGGCCGCATGGCTATTACCTTTTTAGATGATTCTGTTGTAAAACTAACAGAGTTTTCAGAACTGCTAATAGATGAATACATCTACGATCCAGACCCAAGCAAAGCAAAGATGGCACTTACCTTTGGACTTGGTACAGCCAGGTTTATTACTGGTAATCTAAACCGCATAGATAAGCAAAACATTACACTAAAAACACCTACAGCAAACATAGCTATTCGTGGTACTGACTTTACTGCAACCGTTGATGAGCTTGGTCGTAGTCTAATTATTCTTTTGCCTGATAAATATGGTCTATCTAGTGGCGAAATATTAGTAACCACGGGTATGGGAACAGTAACGCTAAACAAACCCTACGAAGCTACAACCGTAAGCGTGTTTGAATCAACACCAACCAAACCAGTAATCTTAGACCTAACCCTAGACCTTATAGACAATATGCTTATTGTTACACCACCCAAAGAAGATGTGGTTATAGAAGAAGAGGCTACGACAACACAAACAGATAGCGTGTTAGATTTTAATGATTTAGACATAGACTATCTTGCAGAGGACTATTTGAAAGAAGATAGTTTAGAATTTACAGAACTAGACATAAATTACCTTGATGTAAATTACCTGGAGGACTTATTGAACGTGTTAGATGCGTTAGCTGTAGAAGATGAGGAAGATCAATTAGCACAAGCTACCAGCACACAAATAGCTGGTACTTTGTTGGGTAAAGATCCTGACACACAGATAACAGCACTTATAACTGGTAATGTTGTAAGTCTGCGTAGAAATGTAAATGAAAGCGTGAGGTTAGACTTAAACGGTAGCGATGCTTACACGGTCATTTTGATACAAGATGGCGTATCTAATATAATTAAAGTCAACGGAGGCAGCGATAGTGTTATCACTATCACTCAAAGTAATTAAATGAACAAACTATTATTACCATTACTTATAATACTAAGTTTACCTTTGCTTTTTCAAAGCACTCCTACAGAAATACTAAAACTAAAGGTGTATGACACTTTTATCAAAACACCAGAACCATCTGGTAACTTTGTCATACTTAACATAACAGAAGAAGATGTAGAACGAAAAGGCGGTTGGCCATTACCTAGACAAAGACTAGCAGAAATACAAATAGACTTACTAAACAAGGGTGCAATAGGCATTGGTTGGGTTGTATCTTTTCCGCAAGCAGATCGTATGGGCGGTGATAAAATGTTTGCAGAAGCACTTGGTTACGCACCATCTGTTATAGCTATGTTTGAAGATGGCAAAGGTAATTATCCTGCATCGCCTGGCACAGTTGTTATGGGTAATAATAATGGTGGTATACTTAGTTCGGGAGTAAAACAAAACCTTCCTCTGTTAGCAAACAACACGCTATCTGGTTTAGCTATTGCTCCCACAGATGTAGACCAACTGGTTCGTAAAATACCTCTTTTAGTCAAAACACCCAACAAAGATTGGATTCCTAGTTTTGGTACACAAATATATAAATCGTTGTTTAATGTAAAAACTTACATTATAAAAACTAATGATAGTGGTATATCAGAAATATCAATAAGAGGAATACCACCAGTTAAGACAGATAGCCTTGGTCGTAAATGGATTAGTTGGGTTAATACTGAGCAAACCACATTACAAGAAATGAATGTAAATGGTAAGTTTGTTTTTGTAGGCGTAACGGCCAACGGAGTCATGCCACAGATTGCAACTCCAGTTGGTTTATTAGAACCACACAAGATCCAAGCAGCATTAGCTGAGTCAATCTTGATACAAAACTCTCCTCATATACCAGATTGGCACTTAGCAGCCGAAATTTTGATTTTACTGATTTTTGTGTCTCTGACATGGCTCACAATCAATTATTTTAATGTAGTTAAGGGTGCAAGTATATTTGGAATTATCTTGCTCACCACGGGCATCTCAGGAGTTTTTAGCATCCAAAAGGGTGTTTTAATTGATTTTTCATGGACTTTTGTATCACAAATCATAACTTCGACCATTTCTTTCTATCTAAACTATCAAAAACAATATAAATTACGCCAAGAGATAAAAAAACAGTTTGAACATTATCTTGATCCACGCCAAGTAAAACAATTACAAGATAATCCTAGTTTATTAAAACTTGGTGGCGAGAAAAAAGAAGCAACATTTTTATTTACAGATGTCAGAGGTTTTACTTCTTTGTCAGAAAGATTACAACCAGAACAAGTTACTGAACTAATGAACCAGGCATTAACAATTCAATCTAACGCAGTTCAACAATATGGTGGCATGGTTGATAAATATATAGGCGATGCAATGATGGCAATATTTAATGCACCTATAGATTTACCAGATCACCAAAACCAAGCAATACTAGCAGCATTAAAAATACAAGAAGATATGCAAGTAACAAACATACCATTAAAAATTGGTATAGGTGTAAATACTGGCGAAGCTGTAATTGGCAACATGGGTAGTAATACTAGGTTTGATTATTCAGCTATTGGTGATTGTGTAAACACCGCAGCAAGATTAGAGTCAGCAACTAAAGATGTTGGCGTTGATATACTAATTGGTGAAAATACTGCAAAAAATTGTGATTTTGAGTTAAAATCACTAAGACCGATAAAAGTTAAGGGCAAAAGTAAATATTTAAAAATCTATACAAACGCATGACTACAAAAAAAATAACAGCAAGTGATGTCGCAGCCGACCTAGCAGTTTCTAAAAAAGAAAACGAAGAAAGGTGGAAAACAGCCTTTAATGAGTTTGCAGATATAAAACAAGAAATAGCAGCAATCAACAATACTATTAAGATGGCAACCTTTGGTGTCTTTGGTTTTATTGGTGCTTTATCTATCGCGGTAATCACAGTCGTTTTATGAAGAATATTTTAAAAAACATAGTCGGAGCTGTAGCTCCTACCATTGGTTCAGCTATGGGTGGCCCTTTAGGTGGCATGGCAATGGGTAAGATAGCAGAAGTGCTAGGCGTGTCTAACGATCAAAAATCCGTACAACAAGCAATACAAAACGCAACTCCAGAGCAAATGATGGAGCTAAAGAAAGCAGAACAAGAGTTTGAAACGCAAATGAAAAAACTTGATGTTGATGTTTTTCAATTAGAAGCACAAGACAAACAACACGCTAGAGGTATGTTTAGCAAAGACTGGACTGCAAGAATTATTGGTATTGCTACCATAGGCGGCTTTCTTGGTTATATATTTCTAGTAACATTACAACCACCAGAACAGAACAGCGAGGCACTAATTAATTTAGTGCTTGGTTATCTTGGAGGATTAGCAAGTGCAATTATTTCGTTCTATTTTGGAGCATCTCACTCCAGCGACAAAAATGAGTGATATGAAAATATCACAAGAGGGTTTATCTCTTATTAAAAAGTTTGAGGGTTGTGAGCTAGAGGCTTATCGTTGTGCAGCTAATGTTTTAACAATAGGTTATGGCTCAACTAAGGGTGTAAAAGAAGGTGATACTATTACCCAAGAAGAAGCCGATGAATTGTTATTAAACGAAATGGAAGAATACGAAGGTTATATAAATGACTTGGTTGAGGTCAATTTAAAACAAAACGAATTTGATGCTTTGGTATCATGGGTGTTTAATCTTGGGCCAGCTAATTTAAAAAGCTCTACATTATTAAAAGTATTAAATAGTACGCATAAAGACTGGAACGACATACCTACACAAATAAAAAGATGGAACAAAGCAGGCGGAAAAGTTTTACAGGGTTTAGTAAGAAGAAGAGAGGCAGAGGCATTATTATTTGATGGTAAAGAATGGCATGAAGTCTAAATCTTTGTTAAACTTACAAGAAATTAGGAATATATTATGGCAATAGGAATACCAGGAGGTGATGGGGTTATCATACCTACAACCGATCCCACTTTTACAAGTGGTCTTAACTATGCTCGTTCTATAGCTGGTGGAGAAAATGTACCCAACATGATTGCGCCAGGTGTAAGTTATTCAGCTGCAAACCCACAAGGATATACACAAATGGATCTTCCACCAAGCGGTTTGCCAAATGTTAATATTGTTACAGACAGTCCACCAGATGATGCAGCATTTTTACCAGGCGGAGATGCTGTAAACCCACCAGATTATAGCCAATTACCACCCAATATTATTGGCGGTGGTATGGGAGATAATATAACCATTCTTCCACCAGAAGATTTAAGATTTCCACCACCCAGAGATATTTTAAGAGGATATAAACCTTTAGATCTTACTGGTATACAAAGCATTTTAGATTCATTTAAAAAAGATGCTCCAGTTGTTACACCTTTAGAAGATTTTGGTTTTGGCCCTGGCATAAGACGATCTGAAGATTTTTTTAAACCAGAAGATTTAATGATGCCTCCTCCAGTTACACCTCCTCCAGTAATTTCAAAAAAAATGCCGCCAATACTATTAGAAGATTTTGGTTTTGGCCCAGGGATTAGGCGTTCAGAGGATTTTTTCAGACCAGAAGATTTAATGATGCCACCAGTACCACTGGTGGAAGATATTAATATTTCTGAAATTCCAAGCATATCAGAATTTATAATTAATGATAATTTACCAGTTTTTGAAGAACCAAGATTTATAGAAGATATAAATAGATTTAATAATTTTGATCCTTTTTTAAACCAACCAATAATTCCAAACGGATCAGACTTTAGTATTGCACAACCAATGCGTGGTTTATTAAGGTAATGGCATCACAAGAAGAAATATTACATTCTAACGAAGCAGAGTTAATTCTAAACTCTGAAACATTTAAAAACGCTATACAAATACTTAAAGATGAATACACAAACTTATGGTTATCTTCTAAAGGAGATGATATAAGTACAAGAGAAAATTTACACAAAGCTATTAAGCTGTTGCCCGAAGTTGAAAAACATCTCCGCATTATTGTAGAGAAGGGTAAGATTACAAAATCACAATTAGGCAGACTACATAAAGTTGTGTAAAATAGAATTAATATAGTAAAATATTACTTTACATTTTAAGGAATGAATAATGACCAATAACGCAAAGCCGACTGGTTTACAAACTGATATTCAAGAGGCTGAACAGTCTTTTGAAAGTTTTTTGACTCCAGAGGAACAACCAGAAAACGAAACAGAACAAACATCAGAAGATGTAGTCAACGAAGAGGAAGTCCAGGAAGAAATCATTGAAGATGAATCCGTTGAAGATAACCAAGTCGAAGATGAAGTTGAAGAAGATGAAGAACTCCAAGAAGATCAAGTCGAAGAAGAGGAGTCCGAGCAACCACAGCTATATACAATTAAAGTAGATGGCGAAGATACACAGGTTACGCTTGAAGAACTCCAAAACGGGTACAGTCGCCAAAGAGATTATACGAGAAAAACTCAAGAGTTAGCTCAACAGCGAAAAGCTATAGAGGCTAAAGAACAAGAGGTTTCTCAAAAAGATGCAATTTATTCACAGTTGTTACCTAGAATGGAAGCGACTTTGAAGGGCGAGTTAGAAAACGAGCCAGATTGGAACGCACTTTACGAAGCAGATCCTATTGCTTATGTCCGTGAAAAGGATGTTTGGAATGAGAAAAAGCAAAAGTTGCAGGCCGTACAAGCTGAAGCACAAAGGGTTCAACAAGAATCACAAGTAGAACAGCAAAAGAAACTTCAACAATTTGTTGAATACGGCAATCAACAGCTGCTTGACCAAATTCCAGAATGGCAAGACAACGATGTGGCATCTAAAGAAAAGATGGCAATTCGGGATTACGGTGTTAGTGTTCTTGGGTACACACCACAAGAAATGGACAGCGTTTATGACTACCGAGTTTTACTTGGTTTAAGAAACGCATGGTTACAACATAAGACACAACAAGCGACTAAAGTGAAACCAACTGAAAAGAAAGCGGCAGCTCGAACCGCACGACCTGGCACTTCAAATGTTCCAAAATCTACAACTCCTGTGAAAAAAGCAAAACAAAGATTAGCTAAAACTGGCAAAGTGCAAGATGCAGCTAAACTTTTTGAACAAATAATATAAACTTTTTTTATAAGGAAAAAATATGGCTAAAGTAACTAACGCTTTTGATACATATACTGCGACTGCTGATAGAGAACAACTAAGTGATGTTATCTATAACATTTCTCCACAGCAAACTCCGTTTATGTCATCAATCGGAAAAAACTCAATCAAGAATGTAGTTTTTGATTGGCAAACAGAAACATTACCAACTGCAAGCGGAAGTGGTCAGCTAGAAGGTTTTGAACTTTCAAGAGCTGCTTCAACTGCTACTTCAAGAGTGAGTAATGTGGCAATGATCTCATCAAGAGATGCAACTGTAACTGGCTCACAACAAGCTAGTGATCCAGCAGGTAAAAAGTCAGAAATGGCTCATCAACTTGCTATTATGTCTAAAGCATTAAAAAGAGATATGGAAACAGCTCTCTGTCAAAAAGGTGCTAAAACAACTGGTAACGCAACAACAGCTAGGGTAACTGGCGGTTTTGAATCTTGGATTACATCTAATGTATCAAGAGGAACTGGTGGTTCTGGTAGTGGTGGCGGTGCTGCTCCTACTGATTCATCAGCAGGTAACCAGAGAGCTTTAACTGAAGCACTACTTAAAACAGTATTACAATCTTGTTTTACAAACGGTGGAGAGCCTTCAATGGCAATCTGTGGCCCTGTAAACAAGCAAGTAATTTCTGGTTTCACAGGTAGAAGTTCAGCTAGACAAATGATTGATGCAAACACAGTAGAGGCTTCTGTTTCTATTTACGCATCAGATTTTGGTGAGCTTAAAATAGTACCTTCTAACTTCAGCAGAGAAAGAACACTACTATTAGTAGATCCTGACTTTGCAAAAGTATCATTCTTAAGAGATTTCCAAACAGTTGATATCTCAACAATAGGTGATGCTCAAACTAAAATGATTGTAGTTGAATACGGTTTAGAAATGAGCAACGAAGCTGCTCATGGAGTCGTAGCTGATTTAACAACTTCATAAGTTAGATTATCTTGGGGTGGGTTTAACTCACCCCCTTTTTAGATGACAACAAAGCGCACAATCACAGATCATAAAACTGGTTACAAATCAGAATTTGTAACTGAAGATGATAAATTTGTTTATCACACAACCCAAGATGTTGCTCCTGTCATTGACCATGTTAAAAAACTAAGAGACAATACATTAAAGCCTGGAAAAGATATGCGACACATAGCTGAAGTACCGATGGTAATTTGGCAAAAAGCATTAAGAGAAGGTTGGTCGCAAGATTCAGCAAAATGGAAAGAGTGGCTAAACCATTCAGACAATAAAGTATTTAGAACATGGCAAGGTAAAGTATGACATATTCAGAACTTAAAACAGCAATAGCAAATTATCTAAATAGATCAGATTTAACATCTGATATTGATACATTTATAGATAATGTAGAAGCAGAGCTTAATAGAAGATTGCGTAGCAAAGACATGATAAAAAGAGCAACTGCTACTGCTGACTCACAATATTTAACAGTTCCATCAGACTGGTTAGAAGCAATTAATATAGAAATTACATCTAACAATTTTTGTCCTTTATTTCAACAATCCATAGAATCACTAGATGTCTATAGAAAAGCAAACAACAACTCAACAGGCCAACCTGTTTATTATGCAATGGTAGATGATTCAATAGAGTTAGCACCAACACCAGATAGTTCATATACCCTACAACTTACTTACTATGCTAAAATATCTGCATTGAGTGATTCTAATACAAGTAACTTTGTATCTGCATCACACCCAGATGTATATTTATATGGTGCATTAAAACACGCTTCTATTTATTTAATGGAAGATGAAAGAATACCAATGTTTACACAACAATTTGAAAAGGCATTGGAAGAAATGCGATTAGCACAAGAAAAATCTGCATTTGGCAAAGGTTCTTTAATGATGAGAAGAAGAACTTACGGAAAAAAACAAAAAAGAAATTACCATTACGGTAATTAATATAGGAGAATAGAATGGCTGGATTTAGCGATTATTTAGAGGACAAAGTATTAGATCATGTATTTGGTGGTAATGCTTATACAGCACCAGGTACATTGCATGTTGCTTTATATACTGTAGCACCTACAGATACAGGTGGTGGTACAGAAGTATCAGGCGGTGCTTATGCAAGACAAACCGCTGCCTTTACGGTATCTGGTACTGATCCCACAACAGCAACCAACTCAGCAGCAGTTGAATATCCAACAGCTACAGCAAACTATGGAACAGTAGTTGCGGTTGGTATCTTTGATGCCTCTTCAAGTGGTAATCTAATGGCTTATGCAAACCTTACGGCATCTAAAACTGTTAGCACAGGAGATGTATTTAGATTTGATGCTGGCGATTTAGATATTACTCTAGCGTAACAACATGGCCTCAGTAGGCTACGGTTTATACACATACGGGAAATCCAATTACGGAACTCCCGCATATCATTTTGGTGCAGCAACTATTGCTGCAACATCTAATGTAACAGCAATCGGAACTGTTCAAGTTCCAGTATTAGGTTCTGCAACCATAGCAGCAAATTCAAACTTTACAGCAACAGGTAGACAAATAGATCGCGGACAAGCGGTTATTAGTGCAGTATCTAGCGTTACGGCATCTGGTACGCAAATTGATAGAGGTGTTGCAACTATATCAGCAACCTCTGGTGCTTCAGCAATAGGAACACAAATAGATTTAGGATCTGCAACTATAACTGCAACTTCTAATGTCATAGCTACAGGTACACAAATAGACCGAGGCGTAGTCATAGGGCCAGCTATATCTGGCATGACAGCTACAGGTAGATTTACTGTAGTAGGTGCAGGAACATTAGCAGAAACAAGCGGGATGGATGCAATAGGTGGCATTGTATTAAGAGGCGCATCTACTGTTGCACAAACAAGTGGTTTTTCTGCGTTAGGTGGTTTAAAATGGAATGACCAGACTGTAGCAACAACTGACTATACAGAACAAACACCCGCTACAACAACTTGGACAGATCAGTCCGCAACAAGTACAGATTGGACTGACATAGCAGCATAAATAGGAATTAATTATGGCAGATACATTTACAACGAATTTAAATTTAACTAAACCAGAAGTAGGAGCATCAACCGATACCTGGGGAACAAAAATAAATGCAGACTTAGATGCTCTTGATGCAATCTTTGCAGCTGGCGGTACAGCAGTCAATGTTAAATTTGCTTCAGCAAACTTTGATGATAATGCAAAAGCTATCTTTGGAACTGGCGATGATTTAGAGATTTATCACGATGGAAGTAATAGCTATATTAAAGATGGCGGTACTGGAGATCTTAGAATAGCATCTAATGATTTATATATTAAAAATGGTGCAGACACAGAAACTAAAGCATATTTTTTAGATAATGGTGCGGTTGGATTATATTTTGATGATGCCGTTAAGTTTGCTACAACAAGTAGTGGTGCAACTGTTACTGGTACTTTGACAGCAACAACATTAGCAGGAACTTTATCAACAGCAGCACAAACTAACATTACAAGTTTAGGCACCTTAACAACCCTTACAGTTGATGAAATAACTATTAATGGCGATACAATCACAGCCACAGATGAC